TGGAAATGCAGTTGATGTTGAACCATCTTTGCCTGTTTTGGCTGTGCCATAAAAAGCAGAAATGATAACGTCATCCATTGCGCGACCCATTGCTGCAGCTGCTGCACGGGCATAGCTGCTTGTTGGATCAATTAACAGACGCACCTTATCCTGATCGTCTACTAAATCGCCATATTCATAGTCCGACAGAGTGACCTGACGGCGTGAATGTGGTGTATCGACAATCGGTGTATCGGAATGTCTGCTAGTTCTCAGGATAGCAGCTGCGCTACCTACCTGATCAAAGAATGCCTTTTCACCGTTAACAGTTTCGACATCTACTGATGAACGCAGCAGAGAACCCATCTGCTGTGACAGCATCTGGATGTTTGACGAAAACTGATTAACAAAGGCGGTATCGATTTGAACACTCATATCAACCTCGTTTGTTGTTCAATTTCAGGGATTGCTGCGCTTGGTTATCTGACGAAGGTCAGGCCATGCTGCTAGTTACGCTAGCTATTCGGCCTTACTCACAGGCTTACGCTGGGGGGCGTTTTGCTTATCCCCAGATTTCACCCACTTAAAGTAGGTATCTGCTAAAGCTACCGGGTCTTTGATGTTTTGCACCGACCCATAGCTTACTGCCAGCTTGAGAGTTTCAAGCCGCAATTCTTCTTCTTTCATTATAGCCCCCTGAGCCGCAGAGCTTCGTTGACATATTGATCATGCTCAGGATGGTTTCTATCCCAGTAAGGGCTATTAGGCATCGTAATCTGCGAGAGCTTTTGCGCTACATCAGCGCCAGACAAGCCCGGCTCATTACCCCGGCCATTAAAGGTATCCTCACCCATGCGCTCACGCATAAATCCAGCTAGATTTGTCAGCATCATGATTAGCTGCGGATTATCTCCAAGCAACGTGCCATCAGCCATTTGCAATTCTGTAAGCTCACCGCCGCCAAACTCTTCTAGAACAGAGTTTGCTGCGCCCATGTTTCGCTCAAAGTCTTCGCCCATCTCGCGGCGCATGTCTGTTTCTAACTGTACGCGCTGGCCTTCCATCTGCTCTTCGCTGACAGTACCCTGCGCGCCCATGCGCTCATTATAAGCTTCAAGCAGCTGTTGTGCTTGATTGTTATTAAGGCCAACAGCATGTGCTGTTTCTTTAAACCAATCGACATTTTCTTGAACAGATTCTTCGCCTGCATTTAGCTCATAGGCTGATGCTTCAGCTGGCCGTCCTAGTTTGTCGTAAACCTGAGACCAATCAGCGTCTGTACCCCAGCTGCCGGGTATAGCCACCTTATCAGCGCCCACCATTTTCTGGGCATTAATAAGAGACTTTGCCATACCGTTGATGTCTTTGTAGGACGATAGGCTGGGGTCATCTCTTAAACCTTCATCAATATGCTGACGAAAATCAAACTCCGCTGCTTCTACAGACGGTGCCTGCCCAGCTTCTACTGGAGCTTCCGCTACCTGCTCTTCGGACATAAGTTTACTCCTCTATGGTTGTTTCTTGAGCCATGCGCTCTTTAAGTGTGTTGTTTAGGAAAAGTAACACTGAGCGCTGCCCTTCCCGGAAAGCCATCTCGTTGCCATCTGCAGACAAGGTGGATGAATACATATGAAACCTGCTAGCCAAATCATTGAGCACCAGCTGGCCGCTGTTTGATTTGAAAACCTCTAAGTAGGACTTCATGATTTCTTCTGCTGTAGGATTAGCCATTTACTGCCCCAACAAAGCCGCTATATCTTCTTTAGCCTCTGGACTAGCGCCATCTACCGCCCTGAGCGCTGGTGCAGCCTCACCAGCCGATTGAGCCAGCATTTGCGCTTGCTGCATCTCAGCCATTTGCTGCTGCTCTTGCTGACGCTTTTGCCTTAGCTCATTCACTTGCCCAGCGCCGCGCACCACAGTTGCCGGGACATTAGTTACCTTAATGATATGCTGCGCCAATCCATCGAGATCCAAGTAATCGACCACGCTAGGGTCAATCTGCAACAGCGGCTGCAGAAACTGAAACAGCTGCATGGCAGACTGCACATCACCAGAGCGCTGGGCTTTGGCAAGTGGGCTCACATATTCGATGTCTATCTGCCCCATTTTCATAAACTCAGGCGGTGCCTCAAAGCGCTTTTTACGCGCTAGGATTTGATAGACGCGGTTAATCATAGGATGCAGCAGTTCAGCCTGGAGCCTTCCCAGGGCAGGTGCCAACAGCCTCATCTTCTCTTCTGTGCGCTGGATAACCTCTGTAGCCGTCATGCCAGGCGCATTGCCCAGAATTAGCTGGTCAACGTAAAACGCCGCCCTGATAGCTTGGCGGCGTTGGTCTAGCTGGTTTTCACCCAAGGGATTGTTTGAGCCTATATTGAGCGGTTCTATACGGTCTCTGGTTCCACCCCGGTAGAAATTGAGCCCGCCGGGCACAGTTCGCACTGGCATATGGAAGCCATCATCAGGCACCATTAGCGGCGGGTGTATCTGCAGCTGGGCTGCCCGGATTACTGTTTCGGACATCTTGTTAAGCATTTTGATATCTGCCAGCGCCGTCATTGCCGGGCTACGGCCATATCCATGCTCAAAGCTGCTTTTTAAGTAACGCGGCACCACATACGGGAACTCATCAAACCCGCTTTCTGACAGTACCATTTTGTCTTCTGGGTCTACATATATTGATGCGACAGGCTTGTTCTTACTGTCTACCTTAAAGCTGTCCCTCTCAGGCCTTGGCATGACCACATGGAGTAAACTGCATTCTTGATACGGGTCATCTTTAAACATCTTTGCCATGCGGGGGCTGATGTTCTCTTCCCCAAACTGGGCAACAGCTGCGCGCAGCGGATATTTAAATTCACGATAGACTGTATCCACCCGGCCAAACTCATCTTCTGACAAATAGGTTTCAGCAATGTGCCGGGTAGAAAAGCGCAGCGTGTCATCTTTGTCGCTGTCTATAAACATGACAGCGGTGCCAAATGTCACCAGATCTGCGTATAGCTCATGAATTGCTTCATGAAAGTTAGAGCGGTTTATTTCCTGATACATTACATCAGTTGCGCTCTGCAGCCATTCTTTAGCCAAATCATCAGTTTCAAACTGATCATCAGTATAGCGCAGGCTAAACCAAGGCGTACTAGCATTAGTTAGCATACCATGCAGGCTGGCAGCCATTAGCTCAGATGCGTGAATAGCGGTGCCGTCAAAGATAAGCTCTGTGCGCTTATCGCCGGATGTACGTTTCTTGGTAACATCAGCCTTGCGCGGCACCACATAGTCAGCAATCTCTTGCCAGTGGCTTTCCCAGTTTTGCCGCTGCGTTTGAAGCGTCTTATATCGCTTCATTAAGATTGCAGCGCGTTTATCATCAGCCATGATTAATTAACCTTGTTCTGCCCTAACAGGCTTGGCTTTTGTGTAGGCGCCTCAGTCAATAGACCCTGACCGCCAGTAACCCTAGCAGCTGCTTGGCCTTTCTTTTGAGACTGTTGTGTACGCACGTTTTGCACTTCTTTAGTGCTTTGCGGCTTAATAGCTGGTGGTGGCGGCGCCGGGGGCGGCGGCGGCGGTGGTGCTGGTTTACTGAAAAAACCCATTATGCTGCTCCTATTTGTCCAAACGGATTATAATCCATTGCAGCAAAGCGCTGCAGGTTTCCTACGTTTTCTTTCTTTTCTTTAAGGCCGACAGCCAAATACCGAAACGCATCCGCAAAGTGGCTAGACCAATCATGCACCGGGCTAGCGCGAAACGTGCGATTTCTCTCATTGTAGGCGCGGTGATATTGCCTAAGCGCCACAAGCCCATCTTTGCATTTTTCTGCATCAAACCAGCAGCGAGGGATAAGCATTTGCCCAGCATGAATACCGTCCTCTAAAGGCAGCTTTGGTACTACTCGAAAATTTAATCCTAAATCCCAAGCTGTCTCGCGGCGGCTTTTACCGCTGCCTAGTTCGCGCACTTCAATATCGTGCGGGGCAAAGTGATCACCGTACAGATATGATTTTTGCGTAAGAATCTTAACATAGTGTGGCAATCCCTCGCCCCGCGCTTCATAGCAGTCAATCACATGGACTGCTCTGCCAATGCTTTGTGTAAACCAAATCGCAGTGCTATCGCCTACACCCAAATCCCAAAATGTATCTACCCGCGTTGCCGGGTCATAAGGAACCCTTCCTATGCGCCCGTCTTCTAGGGCAGCCTGCATCTCTTTACCAAAAATGGCACCCGGAATATTAGCAACCCAGCTGCACTCATACTCCTGAGCAAACTGGTCAGAAGTCATAGCCTCTCTAGCGCTCGTCAATTCCTCATGGTCAAGTATGCCAGTTTCACTAGCCTTGTGAATCGCCGTATACCAACCATCACTAATAACCGCCTGCTCATACATTTCATAAAAAGCATTTTGCCCCTTTGGCGTTCCTACGAAGAAACACCAGCCTTTACGGTCAGACAATGCAGGTCTGATAATCTCTGGGAATACACTCTCCGGCATGTCAGCTACTTCATCCATAAAGCAACCGTCCAAATAAATGCCTCGCAAACTGTCCGGGTTCTCAGCGCCCAGCAGACTAATACGCGCACCATTCGGTAAATCACACCTAAGCTCAGTCTCATGAAACTTAGTGCCCGGTATCTTACTAGCAAACTGCTTTAAATAATCCCATGCAACAGCCTTAGCCTGCCGATATGTAGGCGCTAGGTAGGCATATCTAGGACTAGGCTTAGAACACAACACAGCAGCCCTGAGAAGATGATTAATAGCCATAACCGTCTTGCCCATACGCCGATGACATACAATGACGCCCCAGCGGTGACTATCCAGATCAGCGTGTAACTGCGCCTGCAGCTTCCGGGGCGTGTAAGGTATTACTATCTGCATCGCTGCCCTTTATCATTAACTCTGACCAATAGCCGTGGTGGGTGCCACGCAGGCCGGGGGTCACTACCCGCCAGCCAAGCGCCTGATAGCGCTCTACATCGCTGTGAGGAACGTAACGAAGCGTGTGAGCGTGAGACACTATCTAACCCCATATTATGCTATAGATCCCTGCGCCCCATCGCTGGGGGTGGTAGGGGGTCGCTCAGGGATTTGCCGCCCTGTTTCTGGAACAATGTTGGAACACACAGCGCGCTGCAGCTGTGCATTTATTGTGGAGCAAGGGACACAGCCCGTAAGAGCCCTGGCCTGCCAAGCCGTTTTTCTGGCGGGGTATGCTGCCTGCTTCGCGCGCGTAGATAGGCCACACAGGACATGCATTTTATATATCATTCCCCAACAGTTACTTCACCGTTAGCCCATGACAGTGTGATGCTGCCAGCGT